AGGTTGGCGTCGATACGCTCGGCGATACGTTCTTCAGCCATTTCCATGGTGATGTAAAGTACGTTCAACCCAGCCATCATATTACCAGCAGCACAGTGACACATGAAGAGAGACTTACCCACACCTGTACCAGCAAGGGCAATGTTCAAAGTCTTTTGTGGTAGTCCACCCTTGGTAATCTTGTTGAACATTTCAAGATCAAAGGCAATACGCTTCTCCTTCTTATGATAGAAATCATATCGAGAATCAGCATCAGCCAAGAAATCGTGGCCGATGGCAGTATCAAAGGAAACACCCAACGCTTCGTTGAGGATTTGTGGGATTGCTCCCTTTGATAGCTTGCCAGTCTTATCGTCGAGGATATTGATCGAAGTCATGATCGCATTGTAGATAGCTTTATCTTGACAGAACTTTTCTGTCGAGTCCATCAACCACTGGTCATCCTTCTTAGAACTTTCCTCGAAGTTTTCGATGATAGAAGCAGCAACCTTAAACTGCTCGTCGGACAGTCCATCTTTCCCACTTAGATCAATCCCCAGAGCTTCCTTGGTAGGGAAGGTGTTGTACTTAGTGATGTAACCATCAATCAGATTGAAGACGATCCGCTCGCTTGAGTCGTTGAAGTAATCCGCCCTGATGAACGGAATAACCTTGCGACCAAACTCTTCATTATAAACAAGATTTGAAAGTAGGACCTGTTCGAAATTCACTTAAAACTCCTTGTACGTTCCATCGCCGAATTTAAGACACACCACCTGAGCTACTAATTTATCATCAAAGAAAAACTCAGATACGTTCATAGTTTCGTCGAAGATATTTTCTTGAAACACGCTGTGTTCAAAATGGTATTCACCTTCAATCCATTCGACGATATCATTCACTTTCGTCGTCGGAACTATCACTCTGAACGCCATAGCTGAACTCCTTCTTTGCTGCCTCCTCAAGCTGCTCCATAATTGATTCGGTGAAATACTTCTCCGGATGGGCGTTGATTTCCTTACCAAAAACTTTGGTCCCATCTGGTAGTTCATATCGTGTAGTCACCTTATTAATAATCTTATACTTTTCTGCGAGATCTAGCAAGCCATAATATCGGTCAAGACCCTTTTCATATGACAGCTTTACCTCGACCTGAGCATTCTCCTTGGAGAGACGGCTCTTGTACATCTTGACCTTGATGATATTACCAACAACATCAGTGCCATCCTTGTCCTTCTTCTTAGAAAGCATAGCAATCGTAGAAGCTGAATACTTCAGACCAGAACCACCAGCGATTTCATTGGTAGGGAAATAAGAACCAACAGCAGCATACACATGGTTGGTAACCAGCATTGGTACACCAGCCTTGGCACACTTCAGAGTCAGAACACGGAAAGCAGCCTTAATAGTAGCAGCCTTGGTCATGTCCTTGGTTTCTTTACCTTCCGTAGAATCTTCCATCTCCTTCGTGGTCGATAGCTGACCAAGTGAGTCGAGAACGAAGATCATAGGAGGACGCTTATTAGCTGGTGTCTCAATGTAAGCATCGAGTAGCTTTAGAGCATGATGACGAAACTTCTGAATCGTATCAGGCTCGGAGATAATAACACGTGAGGTATCAATCCCACGAGCTTCCATCATTTGTTTGGTGACAGCAGCCTCGGTGTCATAATAAACAACACCACCTGTTGGATTGGCTTCTAGGAACGAACGAACAATGTTCAGAACGAAGAAGGTCTTACCAGTGGCTGGCTCACCAGCGAAGGCTGTGATCTTGTTGTTAGGAGCGCCACCATAAAGGCTACCTGACATCACAGCATTTAGAATATAACAACCAGTGTCGATACAACCAGTGTACTCAGCAGAACCAAGACCATCGAATGCGATGTTTGTATCTTCGTCTTTCAACTGCTCGACTAGGTGACGAAAAAAATCACTCAAAACTTATTCCTCCATTTTCCAGATTGAACCTTTACTCAACTTAATCATACTCTTATCAGTCAATAAAGTCAAGTCTTTTCTTGGTCTGCCACGCTTTCTTTTCACTGGAACTTTTTCCTTTGTTAGTCCCATGTTAGCTGAGATTAGTAGAAGAAGAGCAAGCGGATCAAACACAAAGATCAGTGTCATGATCACATAGCGGACAGCCTTCTCCATCAGATCATCGTTCACCTCACCGTAGATCATTTGAGCGATATATTTCAGCGGACCGACCTCTACCTCAATTTTACGCTGTTCGGTTGTTATGACAGACTTTTCTTGCATAAGAACTGTCAGCTTGTCAGTAGCTTCGTCAATTGTTTGTGACATTGAATCACGTTCGGGCTTCTGAGAGTTACGAAGAGCAATGGCACCATTTTCACCACGTACTCGTTGCGCATCCATCAGAGTCTGTACTGACTGATCAAGCTGAGTCAGCACACGTTGAGAGCTAGTAATTCTAGCCTTCTCGGTTTCAATCTTTTGATCAAGAATCGAAACCATTTCAATCCCAGCACCTACATCTGATGCTGTTTCGATATGAGCCTTGGATAGGAACCCAAAGATACCGAGAGAGGTGACAAACATGAGAACAACAACAGCTACCGAAAGGTAGTACCGAATCAGCGCTGGTGCTGTTCTCCAGTTTTTATACAACCAAGATGTAGTGATAACCTTGGCGGTTTCTAAGATCGTTCCCATAATTAAGATCGACCAGAAGGCTCCACTGAAGATTGCTGTCAATCCAACGATGGAGTAGTATGCTGCTACCGCTGATAGTGACAGAGCAACAGCAAGAGTAATTCTATTAATCATTGATGTACGAGTCCAGTTTCTTGATAAATTGTTGAATCTTTTCGGTTCGGTTCGGCCAGTAGATATAGTGCTTATCGGGATTTGCCATGAGATTATTCAGAAGTGGCATCACCAGTTTTCTGATACCTTCCAGCTTATCGCCATAATGCTGAACCTGACCATCTTTCTGCTCAACTTCTTTTAGCAGTTTGTTTTCATATTCTTTCAGTTCATCCTCGGATACAAGAGAAAAACCAAAGTCGTCGTCTTCATTCAAGTTCATGAGAACCAATCCTCCAATGATGCAGTTTTTTCTGCCTTCCAACCAATACAATCTACGATGGCAGTGATAGGATCAAGAAAAGTTTTTGTAAACTGCTTTTCCTTATCAATGTATTCATCCAAACCAAACTCAGGTGGCAGAGCACCAGATGTTGCAATCACAGTACTGTTGAGTGGGTTTGGTTCCTTCAGATACGCAAACTTGATCTTATCGCCTTCGCCGATTGGCTGAACCTTTGTCAGCTTCTTCTTTTTAATAAAGTGATTGAAGATCAAAGCACCACGTACCTGAATCGGTGTGCCAAGTTTACAGATCTGATTATCGTCATGATACTTCTTCAGACCCTTAACACCACGAGGGAAAGCCACATCATCAAAAGGAAGCGCCAAGAACTCTGTCCGAAAATCTTCAACGAAACTTTGAAGGTTGCCCTCGTCTTCGTTCATAATAATCTCAAGAGCTTCCTTAATCTTACCACGACAGACACCAGGAGTCGATGACCGAACAGCCTCGATGCCCATCATCTTCAGCTTTGGCTTCTCATACTGTACACCCTCATTGTTCCACACGTTGAGGATATACATCTTCTTGGCTTTCCAGATCCCCTTGTTAGCAATCGCCTCACGCTTCATGATCATCTTCTGATCATAAGCATTCATCATGTCTGCTAGTTCTTGGAAAGATTTATCGATGTAAGGTTGAACCTTTGCCTCGATAAACTTGTCAAGAATCTCAACAGTTTTCTTGCCTTCCATGACATCACCGGAGCTTACAACTCCACTCATATCAAGATAGATAGAATCTGTATCAGAAGCAATTACATAATCTACATGGTTTGTTTTGAGTAGTTTGTTCATGTACTCGTTCATCTTCCGTTCGATCCAACGAATAGAAAGCTGACCAGACATGGTGATCGCCTCGGCATGCTTGATATCATACCAACGGAAGTACTGATTACCAAGAGCGCCATAAGCAGAGTTTAGCTGAATCTTTTTAGCCATCTGTAGGTTGTTGTATCTAGCAACGTCATTACGAAGTTGATGAGTCGGCGTCAACTCATATTGCTTCTTGGCTTCGATCATCTTCTTCTTATAAACAGTACGGTCGTTGTACATACGCTCCATAATCTCACCAAGGAAACTTTGCTTTTCCTTTGTGTAGGTGCAACCATTAGCAGCGTAGGATAACTTATCATCTTGATATGCGAAAACACCATCAAGCAGAATATCAATCTTTGGGATTGTCTTCTTGCCAACATAGGTGTCGGGGCCAATGTTGTACTGCATAATCAAGTGAGGATACAGCGAGTTCAAGTCGAACGAAACAACCCACTTGCTCAAACCAATCTTTGGTTCCTTCACATATGCACCAACAAGATCAGAGCAATGTGTTTCCTGGATTGGAGAAACAACAATGTTACGATCAAGTAGGAAGTTATGAATGATAACATCCCACTGACGAACAGAAGCTAGAGTTTCGTCATAATTAGTTTTAGCATCATAAGCCAGAGCCAAGACCTGCTCGATAAATCCGAGCTTCTGTTCCAGCTTCTCGATCAGTTCAACGTCTCGAATGTTATACTCGATATACTTCTGAAAGTCTTTGACGTACATGTCCTGAAGACCGTCGAACTCGGAGTAGTCCATCTTCCGCTCACCAAGTTCAATGTTGGCGATGTGGTCAAGACGATATGATTCCTGAGCAGTGTAAGTGAACTTGCGATACATAGCCAGATAATCAAGAGCGGAGATACCGATAAGATTATAAGACTTCTGCTTCTTTCCACGCATCTCTACTTCATAGTCGTAGATGATACCCCATGGAGACATGCGCTTGGCTTCGTCATCACCAAGCACAGCCTTGATACGGTTTACAAGGTAAGGGATATCGAAGAACTCAATATTCCAACCAGTCATAATATCTGGTGCCCACTCGTTCCAGATTGCTAGGAACGAACGGATAAGAGCAACCTCATCAGCACACTTGTAATACTTTATGGGGTGTTTGTGTTCTCGATAATCTCCACAGCCGAAAACAACCTTCTGACCATTCTTGGCGATAGTGATAGCTGTGATTGCATTGCGAGCCGTATCAATATCAGGGAAACCTTGATCAACCGCCACCTCGATGTCGAGGGAGACGATTGACATTTGGGTAGGATCATATTCAATTTCACCTCTGTAGTTGTCGTAAATATATGTATACAGAAACTTGTCTAGACCATAAACGGTGAACCCACCCACGTCCTTGTATGTTTTAACAAACTCCTTGGCATCCATGATACCATCAAAATCAATACGTGAAACAGGCTCACCATGAATAGTCTTGTACTTTGTTTCCTTACCGTTGGCGGGAACAAACATGTATGGCTTGTACTTCTCAACCTTCTTAAAAGGTTTGCCATCTTCATAACCACGGACATAAATGCTGTCCCGCTGCTGGTAGACGTTCGTGTAAAATCGCATAGTCACTCCTTAATTCATATATCATTATAAACTACTTTGCGATAAAAGTCAAGCACTAACCAATAAGTGCTACCTTTGCACGAGCTAAAATAGCCATACGGTCGTCGATACCATTGGTACCACCGTTGATAGTTTTAGTAACCGATTG